GGTTGAGTTTGGATTTTTACATTCCTTACCACAATGTTTGCAAGTATTCATATGTATTATTTAGCCTGGACAGCTCAAAAGTGTGCTCTACCACTGAGCTATAGGCCAATAATCAAAATATCTGTGTAAACTCTGTCGGGGTGATAAGTCCCAAGTTTGTCTTGCGATCCTTACGCATCTCTCCAAACTCAAAGAATGGATTGGTATGCGGAATAGTCCCATCACTTGGCATTCCATATGCCAAGATACCCACGCCATGGTCGGTATCAACTGTGACAATCTTCTTGTTGAGCAATGTGCGGAGATAGTAAATTGCCTTCCAGCAACTACCGTTGAGCGCACCAATTGCCTCCTTACCACCCTCGTTATAGAACCAATCCATGTCGTCATTGGCCATAATCCAATCGGGCGGATTACAATCATGGAACACAATAAATCCATTATCGGACAAATGTGCCATCGAGTTGGCTGCATCCTTAAGTGTTTGGCCGGCTGTATGTAGTCCATCAATGAACACAACATCCCATTTATGGTCCACGGGAAAGCGAGTTTGGCCTTGCTCAAGGATCTTAAAGAATTCATCGGATGTCAGTTGGAATTCAACTGGATTACTCGGATTCAACAATCCCGGATCGACACCAACCTTGTGTGCCGCTGCAATATTATCAAAGCATTCGCGGGGATCATCAACACCAATCTCCAGATACTTACAACCCTGTGGAAAGTATTTTGAAATTAGGTAATTGAGAATGTTAATCCGGTTCATCATAACAGAGTATCCTTGTAGTTCAGTATTTACCGTAAAAAGTGGTACCCCGTGTCAGACTCGAACTGACATAATTCTGCGTGTAAAGCAGATGCTTGAACCTCTCAGCTACCGGGGCAAATTTGGCAGACCCTACGGGTATCGATCCCGTTACTCTACCTTGAAAGGGTAGTGATATAGCCAGTTATCTAAGGGTCCAAAACCGTTTGGTGCTGGCAGTAAGACTCGAACTTACGTAGGTTTCCCGACGGCTTACAAAACCGTTGCAATTGCCACTATGCGATGCCAGCGTTGATCTATTTATACTGTATGGTGGTGACGGCTGGATTCGAACCAGCGGGTTGCAACCTTATGAGGGTTGTGTGATGGGCCTCTCTGCCAAGTGGGCATTGAAAAACTTAATTATCTATTTGGATCGTATTCAATAGAATTTAGAACAGGACCAAATGTTATCTGTGCTGTTGTGGCTTTAGATTTTCCACTTTGCTTTAGTAGCATCAGCACTTCTTTAATACACCATACTAGATCTTCATGTCTGCTTTTAAATACAAACACAATCGTGCCGCTCTTTGTTTCAACAATAGAACCGATAGTTTCGGCTGCGGAAGTATTTTGTGATTTGCTTGATCGTAAGCGTCGTAATAATTCAGACATTGTATAAATCCCTAATTGTCTACTATTTATACCTTGGTGGCTGAGGTGAGGATCGAACTCACGCCATTCTACTTTATGAAAGTAGCGCACATACCTTCTATGCTACTCAGCCGAAATGAATTTGAACAGGGTTGGAGTCGAACCAACATTAGTTAGCCGTACATCAACACGATGACACAGCGGTTTTGGATACAGTTGATGCTGCCCGTAACCCCCGGCTTTGCCATTTTGCCTACCTGAACAAAACTTGGTGGGTCCGGAGAATTTCGAAATCTCGACTTGCCGCTTAAGAGGCGGCTACTCTGCCTCTGAGTTACGAACCCAATTAATCTTATCACTATTAAATTTGTCTTGAAGATTATATTTTTCAACCACAGCCTTCAATCGACTGTATCCAGCTCCCCGAGTCTGCAATTTCAATAACCGTAATGCTCCCGATATTGATGTTGCCTGAAGTAGTGCATCGTAGTATCGTTGTTCGGTAATTTCTTTTTGCTTTTGTCGTTTATCTCGTTTTGGACGGATTCTACGTGCGCATCTGCCCACTAGCCAACCTTGTGGTTGTTCTCCGCATTTAAACTTTCCTGCCTTACTAGACACCGGATCATAATACCATGGCTTGCCAAAACTTCCATTTTTGTCACCAACCCGCTGTTTGGCTACTAGTTGATGCTTCTTCCTGATCCAACCATATATTTTGTTGTTCGATCGCTGTCCATTGTGCAACCCGATCATCTGTATAGCAGCCCAAACTAATCCGTTATGTTTAGGATACATTTTCATCAATAGCTGATGAGCAACATAGTGCTCTTCGGCAGTTAAGTTTACTAAGTTTTCTGGCAAATCTGTCCCACCGAGGCAACGTGGAACAATATGGTGCCGTTCGATATAACCAGTTATCTTTCTACCTTTAGCCCGAGCTATTAGTAGTTCATAGTGTTGTGTATAGTTCATAACTATATTTATCCGCGAACACTATATTCTTAGATTAAGAAGTTGGCACCCCGGGAGAGATTCGAACTCCCATTAACGGTTTTGGAGACCGTAGTCCTGCCATTGAACGACCGGGGTATAAAACTATTTGGCTTTACGAGATGGGAACTGGTTGAACAGTTTGCCATACTTGGAACGATTAAGTATCATCTGTGAGTTCCAAACTTGCTGTTCACCATCATTTGTGGTCACTGTAATAGTGGACTTGGCCCACGGGTCACCACTCATTGTTGCCTTAGTAACAGGCTTACCAATCTTCTCGACCATCTTGTGAACCCAAGCCATATATGCATCATGTGAATCTTGCTTGGCGTTGTCAATGTACCGCTTACGGAGCTCTGGGCTTTCCTTGCGGTGTGCATCCTTGCCGTCGGCCGATACTGTAATGCTTTGAAAAAACGAACGCTTGTGTTCCTTTCTGCGATAATCTTCGGTGCGGTCCGTGCTCTTTGCTCTTGGGGCAATAACATCTAGATCCCATCCAGCAGCAGACATCATACCCATCCAGGTCTTGAACTGGCTTTTTGACAATTCTTCGGCACGCGCAACATATTCGTCAATGTGCTTTGTGAGTACGTTGACTAATGTTGATGCATCGGAAAACTTCTTGGCAGTTGCTGTTGCCGCAACGGCCTTGGCCTGGGCTCTCTTAACCGAAGTCTTAACAACCTTGTCCTTTAAGGATTCGGTAATGTCCAGGTACGGCTTGAGTTGCTGATATGCATCGATGAACGCCTTGATCACCGGACTGTCCTTGGCCGCAACCTTCTTGAGCTTATTCGGTAGGCTCTTAAATGCCTGCGTACCAAAACCCAGAGCCCATACAAAATCTTGTACGTCTTGTGGGAGGTCCTTGTACTTGCCGGCGTAAGTATATTCGGCAAGAATGCTCTCGCGTACTGCATCACATAAACGCGATACTAAACTCTTCCATTCTGCAAACTTTGGGAGAATAATCTCACCAGCTGCCTCGGCATCCTTCATGTCATTATACATGGCTTGGGTACGCTCTAAATAGCGTTGGGCTTCGGGTTTAAGTAGATCTGTGATGTTCATAGTATAGTATTTATACGCCCTGCTATTACAGATGTCAATTGGCGCCCTCGGAGAGACTCGAACTCCCGACTTCTTCGTTCGAAGCGAAGCACTCTGATCCACTGAGTTACGAGGGCAAAAACTCTCGGGGTGCTGTATTCACCCCTTCCCGCAATAGACAATGATACAGTATCTATTGCGGAGTACTCTGGCGCGCCCGGAGAGATTCGAACTCCCAACCCCAAGCTTCGTAGGCTTGTGCTCTATCCAGTTGAGCTACGGGCGCAAAACTAAAATCTGGTGGGCCCACTAGGATTTGAACCTAGACTCGACGGTTTATGAAACCGCTGCTTTGACCCTTAAGCTATAGGCCCGAAAATGTTCCTTTGCGAATCGCGTAAATATCTTGTTCGCGTATTATACGAAGTTTTCCAGGAAAATGCAACCACTTGGCGCGATCTCTGTCGGTTTCATATCCCTTCACTTCAACGTACAGGTCCATAGATTCAATATAAAAATCTGGAAAGTATGTTCTGGTACCATTCCATTCATATTCGAATCCGGTAGTTGCCCGATGTGGTTGTAATCCAACATTCTGGGCCCATCTATAAAATTCTAATTCCCACTTGCCCTGAAACTTTATACCATCTTCGATGATTTGTTTCGTTCTACCTCTATTAGAAGAAGTATACGCATCTGGATTGTTAGCAACCGCCAACTTCATCGATTCTGATGTTTTCTTTCTACTCTCCGCAGAACGTGCAAGTGTACCATTTTTTATTTTGGTAGCTAGTATCTTCTGTGTTGTTTCTTTTGCAACGACAGGCTTTGTCAATCCATCGCGTGCCGCTTTTGTAAACTGGTTTGCACCTTTCTTACCGAGCATACCGTTTCGGTAGACTCTATTCTGGTTTTTGGGACAGCATCGTTCATGATTCTTGAGAGAATTTACGTTCTTACATAACCGATCACAGTATACACATTCCATACTGTATTTAGCACAGAGTTCCCTGCTCTACCATAATCTCATTTAGGCTCAAACTTCTTGAAGCAATCCAAAAATTCTTGTGGTAGCAGTCCCGGCGGTGTATCGATAAAGGTCATATCGTCCCTACCATACAAATCCCCGCCCGATGCCATTGTTGATTTGATGTGCTCAATGTTTGTGAACTCGGGCTTATTGAACTCCTGATCGGCAAAGTTAAAAATCTTGTTTTGAACTTGCTCGGGTGTCCCCCAATAACTTAGATGCCACCCACCTTGGTGTATGCACATGAAATCGAATCGATTAATCCTAAACCAACTTGGACCCATCTCCTTGAATCGACCAACTGTGGTCAATACCGGGCCATGCCAAATGGTTGTCATTGCTCTTTTGAGATTGAAGTAAAACAAAATCTGACCAAGCAGGATGTTCTTGTATCCAACAACTAGTTCTTTAGCGAACTGTTGATTGAATTTAGTCCTATCCGGAATCTCATCGACATCACTAATCATAATGTATGCGTCATCGGGTGCAACATGAAGCACTGTTGCAATTTGATCGCGTTGAGCATTGGCAAGGTCCGCTGGGAATGATGCCTTGGTAGCATCGAACTTTGATAGGTCAACCACATATGGAATATAGATAATCTTGTTTAGGTATTTGCCAAACCGATCCCAATGTTGAGGCAGGTTAAATGGTTTCTTCTTACCACTGTGCGTTGTATCAGCTTCGACAATAATGAAATAGTCAACATGCTCGGCCAAATATTCTAAACGCCCCTCCAATAGGTCATATTCATCAAAAAAGATAAAGCTATCAATAATCACAGTGTCACCTCAAATTTACCAAAGCATTCTAAAAAATCTTTGGGTAGAGTAGTAGCATCCACGCGGACGAATTTCAAGTCTCGTCCATATAAATCTTTGCCTTCGGATACAACCTGTTTGATGTAATCGATATCGGTGTATCGGGCATTGTTATATTCTTGATGGGCCGAATTAATTATCTTGGCTTGGATGAATGCCGGATCCCCCCAATAGCTTAGGTGCCAACCCGAATCCAACACCCCGCGTAATTTAAACCTGTTATCACGAAACCATTGTGCGCCATTGGACTGTACATATTTGTTGAATGTTATTACAGTGCCGCGCCATTGATCAAGCTCCTTATGCTGGAGATTGAAATAGAACATGTCTTGAAAAGATACCACAGCCCCAACATCGGGCGTCAAGTGCTTCTTGGTAATGTCAATTAAATTGCGAGATGGAATCTCGTCTAAGTCCGAGATAACAACTAGTGCATCATCGGGATAATCCTTTAGAGCTTCCGTGATTGCACCACGTTGGTCATTTTCAAAGCGCCAGTATCCACTACTGTAATCAAACTCTGTCAATTTCTTATCGAAGTCATACTTGGTTCGATCTGGAGTAAATTTAACGTATTGTATCTTATCACTGTATGCAACAAGGCGTTCTTGATTTTCTAAATAGTTAAACGGTTTTGTCTTACCACTGAAGGTAAGGTTGGATTCGACAATGACAAACTTGTCAATCCTATCATACAAATATTGCAATCTGCCTTCTAGGATATCTAGTTCATTGGCAAACATAAAGCAATCAATGATCATGCGCAGTCCTTGTAAACTATTAGTTATCGTCGCTTTACAGCATTACCGATAATTGGCGCCCCCGGAGAGACTCGAACTCCCGACCTGACGGGTAGAAACCGTATGCTCTAATCCACTGAGCTACGAGGGCAAGATTGGGGTGACTAGAGGGAATCGAACCCTCATTGAAGGAATCACAATCCTTGATCCTACCATTGAACGATAGCCACCATCGAAATAAACAGGATCGTTTCCACTCCCGAAGAAGTGTCTTTGGGTTTGAACCAACATCTATTTATACAAAAATGATTCTAGAGCGCTCCTACGGGAACTCGAATCCCGATTCTCACCTTGAGAGGGTGGTATCCTAACCTGTTAGATGATAGGAGCATTTATAAAATGGTGCTCGTGATAGGAGTCGAACCTACAACATCATGATCCTAAATCATGCGCGTCTGCCAGTTGCGCCACACGAGCAAAGTTGGAGCGGAATACGAGACTCGAACTCGTTTAGTCAGCTTGGAAGGCTGAAGCACAACCCATATGCCAATTCCGCGTAATCTAAAAACAGGATGCCTTTTGTTTCATTTCGATTGAAATTTTTAATTTGCAGCACGCATCCTAAACCTAATTCTTTTTCAGAGCTTCCGAAATTTTCCGTTTGTGTTCTTTGGATTTCGGTTTACCCTTGTTACCTGCTGCATTCGTGTTGCCCACCATCTTACGTGAATTCATACGACATGCTGCGTCATAACCATGTTTGGCTACCATATGGTACCATGCACCCTTATGGACCCCACTCTCTACTGCATCGATACCGATATTCTCTTTGTCGGTACCCCAATACAAGTGGCGTGGATTAGAACACTTTGCGTTATGACAGGCATGGCACAATATAATTCTACCGGATGGTATTGTTGTATTGAGATACTGAGCCAACACACCTTTATGGTTTGTAGAGTTACCACCACGCTCACAACAGGTTTCATCTAATGCCAAATGACTACGTCGTTCTTCACGACTTCGTTTAATAAATTCAAGTATGTTTTCCATACTTCTATTTATACAAGTAAACACACTAGACACAATTATCTAGTGTGTTTAAGTTGGTACGGAAGAAGGGATTCGAACCCATACTGTAGAGATTTTAAGTCTCTTGTCTCCTGCCAATTGGACTACTTCCGCGCAAATCAATTATAGCTTGGCCTTGGCCGAGTCAGTTTGCTTCTTGACCCAGTTAAACACGGCAGGTACTAGAACAGTAACTACTGCACCGGCTACAAATCCAAAGAAAAAATCGACTGTTAATCCGAACATAATAAACTCCTTGATAGGGATAAATTCCTATCATATGTATTTATCACAAAATTGGTCGGGATTGAAGGACTCAAACCTTCGACCTTCTGCGCCCAAGGCAGACGCTCTATCAAGCTGAGCTAAACCCCGATATAAACCTTTTAAAAGATTCGGGGCGCATTGCACGCCCCAAACGTTTCTTCTTCTTTTTTACTTATGACTTAGAAAGTGTACTTGTAAAATACACCTTCTCTATGGTTAGCAGCCGATGTGCCGCTGTATACATAGAACGCTGCACCAACTGCATGGTGCTTATTAACGTCTAATGTCAAACCGATCTTCTCACGGTTTTCGTGGGTATTTGCCCCATTGAACGCATGACGGAAGCGGTATTCTGCATCAACACTTAATGGGCCGTATACAGGCTTGTTAACCTTTACACCCGCACCATACAAGCCTTGATCCTCTATGCCGGTCTTCAATACATCAACAACTTGGACAAATGGTGTTACACCATATCCTTGTACCTTGAACTTGTAACCAACTCCGGCAGCAAACAATTCAGACACTGGACCATCGCCCTTGGTCTGGGTTGTTTCAGCTTCACCAATGAGCTTGAAATTACCAATTGTATTGGTTGCTTCAACCTTGTATTGATTGGTGTTATACTGGATGCTGTACGCCACTCGGCAGCAATATCACCTGCCATTGCACTTGCGCAAACTAAAGTTGCCGAAACAGCAATCAAACCTAGAATAACCTTCTTCATAATGTCTCCTTGATATAATAAACCACCCTGTTGGGGTGGCTCAGTATTTACCGGGAGACTACGTGGTATCCGTATTTTGCGGTGCAAATGCCCTAAATTTGGCGGAAAGGGTGGGATTCGAACCCACGGAGCCCGGTTTAAAGGCTCGCTCAGTTAGCAACCGAGTGCTTTAGGCCAGCTCAGCCACCTTTCCATATTCTACCGGTTCGATAAATTGGTCCTCGCCCACGGGAATGATCCGTGCCGTTGCAGCCAGTCCAGCCACTCTCGCAGGTTTATAAAACCTACCCGCACACCAGTGCTGACGAGGATTAATCTTTCTTGTTGAGCAAGTCTGCTAGGTCCATCACCTTCTCTTTTTCAATAAGGTCAATGATGAAATTAGTCAGTTCGACTTCTTTTGAGATGAAGAATAATTTTATTCTCAGCTCTTCCAACTTCTTTTGGTAGAACTTTAGTTCTTTTTCTTTTTCTTCTCGGAGTTTGTAAACATCCGAAAGCATGATTAGTTTGCCCACACAGTATTTAGCGAGCAAGCACCGGCCTTGAACCGGAAAGGGTACCACGCCCTCGAAGAAGCCAAATCTTCTCGGTACTAGTTTTGAATACGCCTCCCAATGTGGTACGAGAATTGTAAACTACTCCGTTCCCTATCTTCTACCTGCAAGTTTGGTTGAGGGACTAGGAATCGAACCTAGAGTCTTCCGATCCAAAGTCGGAGGTTTTGCCAATTAAACTATCCCTCAATAATAAGTGTTGATTAGTCGGCGGAAGTCTCTAATCTAGCCACATTGGGCATAACATATGACCTCAGTGCAACAATATGTCTGCTACCTTGCGGTCGACTAATCAACTGTACCGGAACCTTTGGTTATTCCTTCTCCGGGAAGGAACCAACTTGCGTTGGATGGTTGATAAGACTCTCGCCGGCTTTTGTCTTGTCTATTAGTTTGGTGGGACTGCAGGGATTCGAACCCTGGACCAATCGGTTAAAAGCCGATTGCTCTACCGCTGAGCTACAATCCCAAAATTGATCGACGGGCGCAGCACGCCCAAGGCACTTTCAACAGCAGCCTTTCCATCTGTGAGCTTACGCTCGATCACTGAGCCGAAATTTAAATGGTAGCGGGGGGACGATTTGCACATCCGAACCTTTTCAGGACTGGATTATGAGCCCAGTTTCGTTGACTACTTGAATACCCCGCAACAAACATTTCTAT